CATACAACATCATCTTCTTGGACGAATTTGCGTTCATTCCAAATCATATTGCCGATGACTTCTTTGCATCGGTTTATCCTACAATTTCTTCTGGTCAAAGCACAAAAGTCATTATTGTTTCTACCCCTCGTGGTATGAACCACTTCTACCGTATGTGGCACGACTCTGAGAGGGGTAAGAACGCATATGTGGCTACAGATGTCCATTGGTCTGAAGTGCCCGGTAGAGACGAAGAATGGAAGGCACAAACGATTGCGAACACCAGTGAGCAGCAGTTTAAGGTTGAGTTTGAGTGCGAATTTTTAGGTTCTGTAAATACTCTTATTAGTCCGGCAAAATTACGAAATCTTGTATATGATGATCCGATTAAGAGAAATGCCGGATTGGATATTTATGAGGAAGCAAATGAGGAGAATAACTACCTAATCACGGTTGATGTGGCAAGAGGAATTGGTAATGATTATTCAGCGTTTATTGTTTTCGACATTACAAATTTTCCATACAAGATTGTAGCAAAGTATAAAAATAATGAAATTAAACCGATGATGTTTCCAAGCATCATTCACCAAGTGGCAAAGGGTTATAATGATGCCTGGTTACTAGTGGAGGTCAACGATATTGGTGACCAGGTGGCAAGTATTCTACAATATGACCTTGAGTATGATAATGTGCTGATGTGTGCCATGAGAGGTCGTGCAGGGCAGATTGTGGGTTCTGGATTCTCTGGTAAGAAGTCACAACTTGGAGTCAGAACAACCGCGGCAGTTAAAAAATTGGGATGCTCCAACTTAAAGACATTATTAGAGGATGATAAATTACTTGTATGTGATTATGATATTATCGCAGAACTGACAACATTTTCCCAAAGAGGTAATTCATTTGAGGCAGAGGAAGGTTGTAATGATGACCTAGCAATGTGCCTTGTTATTTTCTCTTGGTTAGTAGCACAGGATTACTTTAAGGAAATGACGGATAATGATGTTCGTAAGAGAATTTATGAAGAGCAAAAGAATCAAATTGACCAAGATATGGCACCTTTCGGATTCATTTCTGATGGTTTGGATGATGGGGAGATATACATAGATGAAGAAACCGGAGATCGTTGGTTACCATTTACTTCAAAAGAATTTGGAGAATATAGTGAAATGGCAAGAGATGGTATGGAATATAACACAAATTCCGATGATTGGAACTTGGATGAGTATGGAGACAAGTCTTATATGTGGGATTATCGCTAAAGAAGCAGGAATTTATAAATACTTGTAGAATAATTCTGGACTTGTCGGGGAATACAAATGGCGCTAAATTTAGCATCTCCTGGAATTGTAGTAAAGGAAATTGACTTAACAGTTGGTAGAGTTGCTCCAACTTCAAATAAAGTAGGGGCAATTGTAGCCCCTTTTGCACAGGGACCGGTCATGGTTCCAACTTTGGTTGAAAGTGAAAACGATCTTTTAAATATTTTTGGACAACCATATGCAACAGATAAGCACTACGAACATTGGTTAACTGCTTCATCGTATCTTGCATATGGGGGAGTTCTTCAGGTTGTAAGATCTGATGATACTCAACTTAAAAATGGAACTGCCGGTGTCACTACTAGCATTAAGATTAAAAGTTTAGATGATTATAATAATCTTGGATATAATGAAAATACAATTACTGGCGTAACTGTTGCTGCAAGAAATCCAGGATCTTGGTCGAATGGTATTAAGGTTGCACTGATTGATGCTAAGGCAGATCAAACTTTAACCGGAATTGCTACAGGTTCTGTTATTGTTGGATATGGAATTACCCAGGCACTTTCAGGAATAATTGCTGGTGTTGGCACAACATCTGTTGCTTCTGGATATATCAAAGGTATTGTTACCGGTATTGGAGTTAGTTCAATTGATGTAAAAGTTCTATCAACAGTTGTAGGATCTACGGTAACTAATGTAGACTACCAACCACAAGGAACTTTCACATTCAATACTACTTCAAATGTGAGAGTATATGATAATAGTAATTCAATTGTATCTGCTGCGACCACTATTCCTTCCACACAATTAGATTGGTTCGATCAGCAGACAATTGGGGTTAGCACTGCTTCAACAATTAATTGGAATAATATCGCCGGTCGTCCCTCAACAACCGAATTTGCTGCAGCAAGAGGATCAAGGTTCGATGAAGTTCATGTTATAGTAATCGATACTTTAGGAACTATTACCGGTAATGCCGGAACAATTCTTGAGAAGCATCTTGGACTATCTAAGGCAAAGGATGCCGAGTTCTCTGTTGGAAGTCCATCTTACTGGAGAAAGTATCTTGCATCCAATTCCGGATACATCTTTGGAGGTTCTGCACCTACTGGTATTGTCACCACAGGATTTGTGGCATCTGCCGGAGCAACTTCATTTACTGTTGCAACGGATACTGGTTGGGATCAAAATGCTAACGGTATTCAATTTGCAGCAACTGGCGCAAATACACTAACCCTCTCAGGTGGTTTCAATTATAATGGAACTTCATCAACTACTGCTACTGGTGAATTGGCAGCAACACTTGCAGATTTATCTTCTGGATATCAAATTTTTGCCAATACAGAGCAATATCAAGTTGATTTCCTCTTAATGGGATCTGCTGCTTACACTAAAGAAACTGCACAAGGTTTGGCAAATCAATTAATTGCAGTTGCCGAAGAAAGAAAGGATACAATAGCATTTATCTCACCATATAGAGGAGCATTCTTAAGTGATTCTTCAACAGGATTTACAGTTAACTCAGATTCTACAATTACGGATAATGTAATTAGTTTCTATTCACCAATTACATCATCATCCTATGCTATATTTGGTGGAAATTATAAGTATATGTATGACAGGTTCTCCGATACCTTTAGATATGTTCCTATGAATGGTGATCTTGCCGGACTATGTGCTCGTAATGACATCAATAACTTTGCTTGGTATTCACCAGCAGGGACTACAAGAGGTGCAATCTTGAATGCAATTAAACTTGCATACAATCCCACAAAGTCTCAAAGAGATAAATTATATTCGAATAGAATCAACCCAATCATCTTCTCGCCAGGTGCTGGAATTGTTCTTTTCGGAGATAAAACTGCTCTTGGTAAGGCATCAGCATTTGATCGTATTAATGTTCGCAGATTGTTCATCTATCTGGAAAAGGCAATCTCTACTGCTGCTAAGGATCAACTATTTGAATTTAATGATGAGATTACCAGGACAAATTTTGTAAACAGCGTTGAACCTTTCCTCCGCGATATTCAAGCGAAGAGGGGTATTTATGATTATGTTGTTGTTTGTGACGAAACAAACAACACTGCTGCTGTCATTGACAATAATGAATTTGTTGCTGACATCTACATTAAACCGGCGAGATCGATTAATTATATTGGTCTTACTTTCGTAGCCACCAGAACTGGTGTCTCGTTTGAAGAAGTAATCGGAAAGTTTTAATTTAATCAAGAGGTTTTAAAAAAATGGCAACCAGAAATCAATTAAATCCACCACCATTAAGGAAGATTACAGACTTCAAGAGTAAGCTCACGGGTGGTGGTGCTCGTCCAAATCTCTTTGAAGTCATCCTTTCTTTTCCAACAGCAGCTGCACCAGATTCTACAACTCTGGATAAAGCAAGATTTTTAGTTAAGGCAGCAGCACTTCCAGCATCAAATGTTGCTCCAATTGATGTTCCTTTTAGGGGAAGAATTCTTAAAATTGCTGGAGATAGAACCTTTGATACCTGGACGATTACAGTTATCAACGATACCGATTTCTCAATTCGTTCTGCTTTTGAAAAGTGGATGAATACAATCAATAAGGTCTCTGATAATACTGGTTCAACAAATCCTGCAGATTATCAATCAGATGCTTATGTGTATCAACTTGATCGCACCGGAGAAACTTTAAGAGCATATCATTTCTATGATATTTTTCCAACAAATATTTCTACAATTGATCTTTCTTATGAATCAACTGATGCAATTGAAGAATTTACAGTAGAAATGCAAGTTCAGTGGTGGGAAGCTATTAAAGGTACTGGCACTGGAGCTGGTGGTGAGGATATCAACTAAATAGTACATTAGACAGTTAAATTATAAAATGGCAAAACTTTTTGGTTTTTCAATTGAGGATTCTGACAGATTACAATCCAAATCTATTGTCTCCCCCGTTCCTCCCAATAATGAGGACGGGGTTGATAATTTTATTGCAAGTGGATTTTACGGACAATATTTAGATATTGAAGGAGTATATCGCACAGAATTTGATCTCATCAAAAGATATCGTGAAATGGCACTTCATCCTGAATGTGATGGTGCTATTGAAGATGTTGTGAATGAGGCAATTGTAAGTGATCTCTACGATTCTCCAGTTGAAATTGAACTTTCAAACTTGAATGCCAGTGATAAATTAAAAAAAGTAATTCGTGATGAATTCAAATATATTAAAGAATTAATGGATTTTGATAAAAAATCCCACGAAATTTTTAGAAATTGGTATGTTGATGGTAAGTTATATTACTTAAAAGTTATTGATGTTAAAAATCCTCAGGAAGGAATTAAGGATCTGAGATATATTGATCCTATGAAGATGAGATTTGTTCGTCAGGAAAAAAAGAAAGACAGAAAAGATCTTGTTAATTTATCAAATGTTAATGAAACTCAAAAAGTATTTTATCCAGATATTGAAGAATATTTTGTATATTCACCAATACCAACATATTCTGCCGGAACTTTTTCCAGTAGTGGTGCATCAAAGCAAATTAAAATTGCAAAAGATTCAATTACCTATGTTACTTCTGGTCTTGTAGATAGAAATAAGGGAACTATTCTCTCATATTTACACAAAGCAATTAAGGCACTCAATCAACTTAGAATGATTGAAGATTCTCTGGTAATTTACAGACTATCACGTGCTCCAGAACGTAGAATTTTCTATATTGATGTTGGCAATCTTCCAAAAGTAAAGGCAGAGCAGTACCTAAAAGAGGTTATGTCTCGATATAGAAATAAACTTGTGTATGATGCAGGAACTGGTGAAGTTCGTGATGACAAGAAGTTTATGTCCATGATGGAAGATTTTTGGTTGCCAAGAAGAGAAGGTGGTAGAGGAACAGAAATCACCACACTTCCTGGTGGTCAAAATCTTGGAGAACTTGCCGATATTGAGTATTTCCAAAAAAAACTTTATAGAGCACTTGGAGTTCCCGAATCTAGAATTGCTGCTGATGGTGGATTTAATCTGGGACGATCATCAGAAATTCTTAGAGATGAACTAAAATTTGCCAAGTTTGTTGGACGTTTAAGAAAACGTTTTGCAAACTTATTTAACGATATGTTAAAAACGCAATTGATTCTCAAAAATATTATTACTCCAGAAGATTGGGAAATCATGAGTGATCATATTCAATATGATTTCCTATATGATAATCAATTTGCAGAACTCAAAGATTCAGAACTTCTTAACGAACGTTTGGGTACTCTCGCAACAATTGAACCTTATATTGGAAAATACTATTCGGTTCAATATGTTCGTTCAAAGATTCTTCGACAAACTGATTCAGAAATTATTGAGATTGATGAACAGATTGAACAGGAAATAAAGGATGGAATTATTCCTGATCCATCTATGATCGACCCAATTACCGGAGAATCATTACCACCAGAGGGTGGTGATCCTGGACTAATTGGAGATGTACCCATGGAACCAGATGTTAATGGGCAGATCACAGATGCTCAGGCACAAAAAGATACCAAAAAGGCAGAGATATAAATAGATCATAGACATATATCAAGTTTTTATGGAAGATCTTATCGATTTGATTGCTACTGATTCGGCAGCATCGCAAGTGACTAGCAGTATCAAAGACATTCTTTTTGCTAAAGCAGCAGAAAGAGTTGATGCTTTTAGACCTGAAGTTGCAAATTCAATGTTTGGTGAAGGTGAGACAACCGACGAATATACCGAGGATCAAGAATAATGACAGTACATAAACCCGTTGGTGCTGGCAGTTCTATTGCAATCACTTTAGCAACTGCTACAACTTCATCAGCATTATCAGTTCAGAGCAAGGCACTAAGAGTTGTGGCAGTTACTGCCGGAGCTTTTATTGGAATTGGAACTAGTCCAACAGCAGCAACAACAGATTATTATGTTCCTTCAGGAGGAACTGCAGTTCTTGCACTAAGTCCAGCATCACAAAGAGTTGTTGGAATTATAACAGGAACAGCAACTACAATCACATTCCCAGAAGGAACAGGATCCCCATTTGTTGTTGGAGATTATGTAACTTTAACTTCTACAGGACAATCGTATTATAATTTCACACATCAAGCTGTTACGGCAGTTGATGCATCAAGTGGAATTAATGGGTATTATTCTACTAGAATTACAGTATCTACAAACACATTGGGGATTGTAACTGCATTTTCTACTGATGGTGACTTAAGAAAATCTATAAAGATTTCGGCATATGGAGCCGGAGCAGGAACTTTATATTACCAACAAGTTCAAATTGCTGGAGACGCATAAAAATGAAACTAATCACAGAAGAAGTATCACAGGTTAAGTTCATCACCGAAGGAAAAGGTGCTGCAAAGAAAATGTATATTGAAGGAGTTTTCCTTCAGGGTGATATCTGCAATCGTAACGGAAGAATGTATCCCATGCAAACTCTTGCTCGTGAAGTAGCAAGATATAATGAGGCATTCGTTAATAAGGGTCGTGCTCTTGGAGAACTCGGTCATCCTGATGGCCCTACTGTCAATCTTGATCGTGTTTCTCATAAAATTGTTTCCCTTGAACAAAGAGGAAGCAATTTTATTGGTAAGGCACAACTTTTGGAGACTCCAATGGGTAAGATTGCAAAATCTCTTATTGGTGAAGGAGTTATGCTTGGTGTTTCTTCTCGTGGTATTGGTTCACTTAAGTTGACTAATGAAGGTCATAAAATTGTTGGTGAAGATTTCATGCTTGCAACTGCAGCAGATATCGTTGCCGATCCTTCTGCCCCTGACGCTTTTGTTCAGGGAATTATGGAAGGTAAAGAGTGGGTTTGGGAAGGAGGAATCCTTCGTGAGCACCTTGCATCCAAGACTCAAAGAAGAATTAACACCTTAGTTGATAGAAAAAAATTAGATGAGCATAAAGTTGAATTATTCCAAGATTTCTTAGCAAATCTTTAATTTATAAATAAATATAGATTATAACACAATCAAACAAATGTCCGTTGGTAGCAATTTACAAGAAATGGAAAACGTAGTAACCAAAGGCGCTGCTAAAGCTGAACCAATGCCAAAGTTGTCCACAGGAATTGCTCCTGGACAAACCGGATCTTGGGAAGATTTAGGTGGCCCTACCCCAGAAAACTATAAGACAGACGACGACTCTGCAAAACTCAACACTCCTGGAGCAACTCTTGCTCAAGTCAAGAATATTGTGAATAAGGGTGCTAAGTCTGCAGATGCAATGCAGAAACTTGCCTCCGGTGCAGTTAAGGAAGAGACCGAGGAAGATGAAGAGGACCTCATTGCTGAAGAGGAAGTTACCGAAGCAATGGAAGAAGATGAGGATGAAGAGGAAGAAACTCCTAAGAAAAAGAAAAAGGGTGCAAAGGAAGAATCCGAAGATGAGGATGAGGACGAAGGTGGAATGAAGAAGGAAGAGTTTGACATCGAAGAAGATGTTAATGCTCTCCTTGCTGGTGAGGATCTTTCTGAGGAATTCCAAGAGAAAGCACGTACCATCTTTGAAGCAGCAATCAAATCAAAAGTTGCCGAAATTAAAGAAGATCTCCAAGCAGCATACGAAGAAGCACTCGTCGAAGAAGTTCAGGCAGTTAAGTCTGAACTTGTAGAAAGAGTTGATGCATACCTTGAGTATGTTGCCGACGAGTGGGTTTCAGAAAATGCACTTGCTATTGAAGCAGGTCTTAAGACTGAAATGACCGAATCATTCCTTTCCGGAATGAAGGGTCTTTTTGAAGATCATTATGTAACAATCCCTGAAGAAAGATATGATGTAATCGAGAGTATGGTAGATAAACTTGATGAAATGGAAGAAAAACTCAACGAGCAAATTCACAGAAATATTGCTCTTAATAAAAGATTAGCAGAGTCGGTTACTGATGTAATCTTTGCTGAAGTCGCTGAGGGTCTTGCACTTTCTCAGAAGGACAAACTCGCTTCTCTTGCAGAAAATGTTGAGTTTGATAGTGAATCTAGCTATCGTGAGAAACTAGTTACTTTGAAGGAATCATATTTTCCATCAAACAAAAGTGAAGCTAGTGCTCAAAGAAACACAGTTGATAATCTTGCTGAAGAAGTAGATTATGTCGGTCAATCGACTGGCGTAATGTCACAATATCTTCAGACTCTTCAAAGAGTTTCTAAAAAGTGATTTTTAAATCATAACAAATCAAACTAACACGTTTTAAAAAAGAGGTAAAACAAATGCAAATGTTCAACGCAGAACATCTGCAGGAGAAGTGGGCACCACTCCTTAATTACGAAGGACTCGATACGATCAAAGATTCGCATCGTAGAATGGTAACCGCAGTTCTCCTGGAGAACCAAGAAAGAGCACTCCGTGAAGAGCGTGAGTTTCTCTCAGAAGGACCAACTAACTCAGCTAACGCTCCTGGAGCATCGGGTGGATATTCAGGTTCAGGTGGTCAAACCGTTGCTGGTTTCGATCCAGTTTTGATCTCCTTGATCAGACGCGCAATGCCTAACTTGGTCGCATATGACCTCGCAGGCGTTCAACCAATGAACGGTCCTACAGGACTTATCTTCGCAATGCGTTCGAAGTACAAGAACCAAGCTGGTGTGGAAGCACTCTTCAACGAGCCAGATTCCGCATTCTCTGGTATTGGTACAGCACAAACTGAAACTGCAGGTTGGGTTTCTGGTGCAGTTGGTCTTGGTACTACTGCTCAGGCAGGTACTAACCCAGGTCTTCTGAACCCAAATAGCACTGCCAACCAAGCTGCCTACAATACAGGCGAAGGCATGTATACAGGTGATTCAGAGAATCTTGGCGTCGGTGGTGGTTCACAGTTCAACGAAATGGCATTCTCAATCGAGAAAGTCACCGTTACTGCAAAGTCAAGAGCACTCAAGGCTGAGTACTCACTTGAGCTCGCACAAGACCTCAAGGCAATCCATGGTCTGAATGCTGAAGCGGAATTGGCAAATATTCTCTCAACAGAGATTCTTGCTGAAATCAACCGTGAAGTTATCAGAACCATCTATAAGGTTGCTGAATCTGGTGCTCAGGCAAACGTTGCTACTCAAGGTGTATTCGACCTCGACGTTGACTCCAACGGTCGTTGGTCAGTTGAGAAGTTCAAAGGACTTATCTTCCAAATCGAGCGTGATGCTAACGCAATCGCACAAAGAACTCGTAGAGGAAAGGGTAACATCATCATGTGCTCTGCTGACGTTGCTTCGGCACTCACCATGGCAGGTGTTCTTGATTACACCCCAGCACTCAATGCTAACCTTAATGTTGATGACACCGGCAACACCTTTGCTGGTATTCTCCAAGGCAAGTACAGAGTCTATATCGATCCATATGCTGCTAACGTTTCTGCTAACCAGTACTACGTTGTTGGCTACAAGGGTTCTTCCCCTTATGATGCAGGTCTGTTCTATTGCCCTTATGTTCCTCTCCAAATGGTTCGTGCCGTTGGTGAGAACACCTTCCAACCAAAAATTGGATTTAAGACCAGATACGGTATCGTAGAGAACCCATTCTCACAAGGTACAACTGTTGGCGGTGGTACTCTTAGCACCAACACCAACCGTTACTACAGAAGAGTCCGTGTTGACAACTTAATGTGATCTCGATTCACATATCTTCTCAGACCTCCGCAAGGGGGTCTTTTTTTATCTAAATAAAAATAAAACATTATGGCAAGAAGCGCATTTGCTAATCAAATCCAGAATAGAAATTTTTTATCTCCTGTTGGATTTAAATTTACTCTGGCAAAGGAACCAAAAGCAGCATTCTTTTGCAATTCGGCATCAATTCCTGAAATTTCGATGGGAACTGCCACTCAACCAACATATCTTAAGGACCTAGACGTTCCTGGTGACAAGATTTCTTATGGAGATTTTAATATTAGATTTATGGTTGATGAGAATATGGAAAATTATATGACGATTCATAATTGGATTACTGGTCTTGGATATCCAGAGACAACAGAACAATATGCCACGGCAATTACAAATCCAGATGGTATCAGAGATCCAAAATATGTTTTTAGTGACGGAACCTTAAGAATTTTGAATAGTAATTTGAGAGATACTGCTTTAGTAAAGTTTAAAGATTTATTTCCAGTATCATTATCATCTTTAGAATTTGATACAACACTTACAGACGTTCAATACTTGACGGCAGACGCAACATTCAAGTATACTGTATATAATATCCTAGGCGCAGACGGAAATCCTCTATGAATCTTGATCAAATTCAGGAGATGTGGCAGAGAGATTCTGTTATTGATCCTGACAACCTACACGATGAATCACTAAAAATTCCTCAACTACATTCCAAATATTATACTCTCTATAATACAATCACTCTTCTTCGTGAGAAAGCAAGGGAAACCTATAATAGAGTACGTCTAGAACGTTACAATTACTACACAGGAAAGGCACCAGCAGAGGTGTATGTGGAAGATCCATTTCCGTATAAGGTAAGAGAAAAGGACGCAATAGAGAGGTATATGAGTGCAGATGAGAGACTATCTAAGATAGACTTGAAGATAAGATATTATGACATTATGCTCAAGTTTTTGGAAGAGATTATTAAGACAGTTTCTAACAGGACTTATCAAATAAAGAACAGCATAGAATGGCACAAGTTCCAATCAGGATTTAATTGAGGCAGAAATGCCTCTTTTTTATTGCAAATAAATACATATAACTGATATTATATGAATGTCACATTTGATTATATCAAAAAAGAATGAGGTGTATTTAACTAT